ATATGTGGAAACTTAATGTAGAATTTGAAGAAGTGGATTTTGTTGAATAACTAATTGTAGAGTATCTTGACATTAATCTGTAGAAGGATTTAATTGATGGCTAAGCAAAAACTTACACCGACACAGAACCATAAAACTTACGATCTTATGCTGAATGATCGTGAATTGTTTCCAGTGCTTGCACTAGGACCGGCAGGGGTATCTAAGACGTATGGCGCTATTAAACGTGCTATTAGTTGGCTTGATGAAGATAATAAGAAAAAGGTCGTGATGATTCGTCCTAACGTAAGCTTTGCGGACACTCTTGGGTATGAGAAGGGTAGTAGTCGGGAGAAGCTGCAAAACTGGATTCGGCCAATGGAAGAATGTTTTATCGAGCAGGGTATCACTCGCAATGATCTAGAGAGTTGGGAGAAGAATAAGAAGATTGAGTATGTGGCTCTTGAACACTGCCAAGGTCGGAGTTTCCATGATTCACTAATCATTGTTGATGAGTGCCAGAACCTCACATTTGGACAGATCCGAGGTCTTCATACACGAGTTGGTCGGTATTCAAAACTGGTCTTTGCAGGGGATATTGCTCAGACATCTCCGAGGTTTAAGAAGTCTGGTCTTGGTGAGTTTAAAGCGATGTGCGATGAGCTTGGTGTCGATATTCATATCATTAATTTCACTCGGGATGATATTCTTCGTAGTGAGATTGTGAAGAAGGCAATCGTTGCATATGAAGATTGGGAAGATATGAAGTTCAAAGGTCAAGTTGATTTTAAGTGATTGGGAGGATTGATGGAAGGATCATTTCAGGGGCACACTGCTTGCGTTAAATGCTCGTCACAAGATGCACTCAGCATCTATAAAAAGACTGACGAAGACGGTAATGAATTTGAAGACGGCTACTGTTTCAGTTGTGAATCGTATGTTTCGCCTAAACTCTTAGGGCACGATTATGAATTCGTCACAAATGAGTCTGATAATGGAGGAAATCAATTGGCAAGTATTAAAGAAATCAAAGAACTTGATTGCAGGGGTGTTCGTGACCGTCGTATCAAAAAGCAATACTGTGAAATGTATGGTATGCGGGTATCATATGATCAAGAAACAGGCGACATTGACACACACTATTATCCAGTAACAAAAGAAGGAGAAATTACAGGGTATAAGGTTCGAGAACTTCCAAAGACATTCCGAGCAATTGGAGATACGAAGAAGTGTGAACTATTTGGGCAAAGCCTGTTCAATGGTTCTGGAGAATATGCCAACAAGGCAAGTAATCGTTTCTTGATTATTTGTGAGGGTGAGTTGGATACGATTGCTATGCAGCAGGCAATGTGTGAACAGAGTAATGGAGACTTCATCAATGCTGTAGTTGGTCTGCCCAATGGCGCTAATGCAAAGTCTATCAAAGAGAATTACAAGTTTGTCAATTCATTTCAAAACGTGATCCTTGTTATGGATCAGGACGAACCGGGAAAGAAGGCTGCTGTAGAGATTGCCAAGGCACTCCCGATGGGCAAGGCAAAGATTGCAAGCTATTCTGAGAATGATCCTTCAGACATGGTTCGCAAGGGTAAAGAAGCAGAGCTTTCTAAGCTGATTTGGAAAGCGACCCCATACAGCCCGAGTGGAATTGTATCTGGCGAAGGTCTTTGGGAAGTAGTTAGTGAGCCAGTTTCCACAGCATCTATTGATTACCCCTACAAGGGTCTTAATGACAAGCTACACGGTATTCGTACATCTGAGCTTGTCACAATGGTTGCAGGGAGTGGTGTTGCGAAGAGTACATTTGCACGGGCATTCATGTATCACATCCTTAGTACCACTGAGGAAAATGTTGCGGGGATGTTCCTAGAGGAGAGTATTCGCAAGACAGGTCTTAGCCTGATGAGTTTTGATGCGAAGAAACTTCTCCATCTTCCTGACCATGACGCTAATGAGAATGAGCTTCGAAGTGCATTTGAAAACACGCTTGGTACAGGTCGTGTATTTCTGTTTGACAGTTTTGGTAGTAATGATATTGATGATATCTGTGAGAACATCACATACTTCGCCAAGGCTGCAAATTGTAAGTACATCTTCCTAGACCATATCTCTATCCTTGTGAGTGGTAATTCACACGGAGATGAACGGAGGGCTTTGGACGAAATCTCTACCAAGCTGAGAACGCTTGTTCAGGAACTTGACGTAACACTGTTCATGGTCTGTCATTTGAAGCGCCCTGATGGCCGTGGGCACGAGGACGGCGCAGAGACAGCACTTAGTCAGCTACGTGGGTCGGCAGGTATTGGGCAGCTTTCTGACATTGTTGTCGGAATTGAGAGGAATGGGCAAGCAGATGATGAGAGGGAGAGAAACACATCCACACTAAGGATCTTGAAGAACCGTTTCTCTGGTGAAACAGGGGTTGCCACAAGGGTGCGGTACAATACAGTCACAGGGGAACTTACGGAAGTCTCTGAAGAAGATATTGAGGACTATATTGATTCAGGGGACAGTAACTCGGAATTCGGATTTGAAGAAGTCCCTTGGGAGGAATGAAATTTAACTTGACGCCCAGACGATTTAGATGATAAACTACTGAATCTGGCTAAAGGAGATAGGATGAACACAGTAATTGCAGATATTGAAGCTAACGGACTTTTGGAGACAATCACAAAGGTTTGGGTAATCGCCTGTGTAGATGCAGACGGAACCAATCAAAAGGTTTTTACAGACCAAGACTGTGAAGGCATTGTAGAACCTGCTGGAAGCCTTGAGGATGGCGTGAAGCACCTTATGGGTTATGATCGTATCGTGATGCACAACCTGATGGGATATGATACACATGTTCTTGAGATGTTCTTTCCACATCTTTGGAACCTTAAAACAGTCCCGTTTAAGAAGCATTGGGATACACTTGTTCAGTCTAAGTGCCAGCACTATGATCGGCCAAAGATCAAAGGTCTTCGTGGTAATCATGGTCTTGAGTATTATGGGCAACTCTTCAAGTACCCGAAGCCACCTATCGAGGACTGGACATATTGGGATGCTGAGAAGCTGAACCGTGTTCTTGTGGATATTGAGATTAATAGGAAGACTTACCACTATCTTAATAATGAAGCTGAGAAAACAGGTTTGGATTTCTCTCGTCAAATCCGTCGCACACAAGCTGGACAGTATTGGTATGCGAAGCAAGAGATGTATGGATGGATGGGTGATAAAGAATACATGGAAAATTGTGTAGAGGATCTTGACAAGATCATCGAAGACTTGAAGAATGAGATTGAGCCTAATCTCCCGAAGCAAGTAAAGCCTAAAGCACCTAAATGCACTTGGGAAGATATTCGGGATAAGTGGGACAGGTTTTTTAGGAAGGTTCCGAAGGCCAAGATTGATCTTGATACAGGAAAGCCTATCAAGGAAGCTTACATGCCGACTTTGAAAGTGTTCCTTAAATCTGGTAAATATGATAAGCACACTGCATTGCATTTCGGGATTGACCAAGACCCTGAGAAGTCTGGAAGGCTTGTTCGTGGACCTTATACCAAGATTGAGATTCATGATTCAAAGATGTCTCAGCACGCTATTGTGAAAGACTATCTTCTCAGTCTTGGCTGGAAGCCTACACAATGGAATTATCAAAAGGATAAAGAAGGGAAGCTTGAGAGGGATGCGGCAGGCAATTTGATCAAGAAATCTCCGAAGCTTACAGAGGATTCTTTTGACAGTATCAAAGGGGAACTTGGTAAGAAGATTGCTAACTATAACACCTATGTCCATCGTCGCAGGACTATTAAGAATGAGAAAGATGATTCTAAAGGGTGGCTGAACCTTATCAGGGAAAGCAACCACCGCATTCCGGCGGGCGCAATGGCATGGGCGACTTCTACAGGGAGGGCAGCACAAACAGGAGGTCTTGTGAATGTCCCCAGTGTTGCAGCACTCTATGGGGAGCCTATGAGGAGGTCTTGGATTTGCCCCGATGACAAAGTGCTAGTATCTGTTGATATGGATTCTGCACAGCTTCGACTTCTGGCAAACTATATGGGCGATGACGAATTTACCAAGGCTGTCCTTGAGGGTGAAGAGTTTGATGAGAACCACAAATATGTGGGAACAGATGCACACACATTTAATAGTAGGTTCTTCGGGCTGATTGATGATTCTGATTGGGAAAAAGCGATTGAAACCCAAGATGAAGACATTATCAGGAAGGTCAGCAACGCCCGCAAGAAAGGAAAAAATGGTATTTACGCTCTCTTATTCGGGGCTGGAGATGCCAAGTTTGCCAATACCGTAGGTTATTCAAAGGCAGAGCAGGGAAAGAAGGTCAAAGAGAACTACTACAAGAGGCTCCCAAAAGTGAAGCAGCTTATTGATCGTCTGAAAAAGCAATGGCAAGACAACTCTTTCAGAAATGGAGGCTATATCGAAGTTGCAGGAGGAACTTGGGTGTGGTGCCCTACGGAACACAAGCTGTTGAATTATTTGCTTATGGGGTCAGAGGCAGCTCTTCAGAATGAAGCTATCTGCTGGGTAAATATGCAAGTGCGGAAGAAGAAACTTCAAGGAAAACAACTAGGCAGCTTCCATGATGAGCTAACTTTTGAGTTCCCGTTGTCAGAGGAGACAGAAGGCGCTGCACTTATGTCAGAAATGTACGGGACAGCATCTAAGAAAATGGGGCTGGATATCCTTGTAACGGGGACTGCACAAACAGGAAATGCATGGAGTACAATTCACTGATGATTGGGATATACTGTATAGAGAATAAGCAGACAGGTAAGAAATATGTTGGGAAGTCTAAAGATATTGCTAAGAGACTTTCCCAACATAAATATGCATTAAAGAAGGGAACGCACCATAATGATTACCTGCAAAATGCCTACAAAAGATATGGGAAAGAATCTTTTGAGTATTATGTTTTAGAAGAGCTTGACAAGTACGATCCCATTAAGCTATCATTTATGGAGATGGATTGGATAGATTTTCTGAACTCATTTGACAATGAGTATGGGTATAATCTTTTGTATGACTCTCCAGATGGATACATCTTTCATGAGTATGCAAAAGCAAAACGACCAGATGCTAGAGGGCCGCTTAATCCAAACTATGGAAACCATTGGACAGACGAGCAAAAAGATGCAATGTCAAATATTGCAAAAGAACGTCATGCAAAAGGTATATATGGTGATGAATGGAAGGCTAAGATATCAGTAGCATCTTCTAGAACATGGAAAGATGAGGAGAAGAAAACCAAAATGGCATTAGCAGTAAGTGAGTCAAAATCTAACAGTGACTTCTTTCAATACCGTAGAGATGGATCATTTGTGGCTGTATGGAAAGACTTGAAACAAATTCTTGTTGCAAATCCTAATTGGAAGTGGCAGAATATTTATGCAGCCTGTAATGGAAGTAAGAAGAGTTACCGTGGGTTTTTGTGGGAACGAAAACCAAAGGTTGCTGGAAAATTTATGTTTTATACACCAGACGGGGCATTTGAGGATTATGATGATGAATTCGATCCTTTTCTAGAAACCACTTGACAAACACCGCACCACTTGATAGAATACTTAACACAACATTAGGAAGGAGGATTTATGAAAGCACGAATGGTTGTACATCATCTTGCAACGGATAATTATTGGTATGGGAAATTTGTAGAGTTCACTAAAGGTGAATTCAAACAAGCTGAAGAATTTATTCAACAAATTGCTGAAAGGGGTGACTACATGAATCTTGAAACTTCAACAGGACAGGTAATCTTTCCTAAAGAACTTATCCAACAGTGTGTAATGACACTTGAAACAGTGCAGAATAACTAAGGACCAAGAATGAAACAACTCAAAATACTATTCGACCCAAACCAAATCAGCAATGCTGCACATTACCTTGAACAACACAATACTCTGTGCAATCAATCTGCTGAATATTGGGAAGAATCGATTTACAATTCAATTAAGTATTACGTAAAGCGTTCAGATATTGCTTGTATGGGAACTGGAGGCTATCTTATAAAATTTTCTGAAATTGACCTTGACGTGGTAGATGTTGAAGTGTATATTGATCCAAGCGTAGGAAAGGATCGGAACGTAATTGAAGCGTCTTACGCATTTGGTAAAATCATTAAGGAATTTTAAAGAATGAACCTGAACGACATTATGAAAGGCTACATGGATGACATTCACGATATGATTTCAGAAGATGATGTGGGTGGGTTTGAACCAGTAAAGAAAGATCCTGATAAGAAATCAAGAGGAGATAGCAAGCGTATTTCCAAGGACGAGCGAAAGAAAATTAAGAAGCGTCGTAAGCAGCAGAAAGACATGGAAAGGGTTCTTGATGGTAACTGGGAAATGGTTTAAGGAGGGAGTGGGTGATAAACAGAGAATACTTAGACGAATGTTTCTTATATAACGAAGAAACCGGAGAATTAATTTGGAAGACACGGCCACGGGAGCATTTCCAAACGGAAAGGTGTTGCAATCACACAAACAGTCGGCAAGCTGGCAAAGTTGCGGGTTCATACCATAGACAGAAATCTAGAGGGGGTCATAGAAAGATTGTTGTAAGTGTTGATGGAGTTTTGTACCACGCACACAATCTAATATGGACGCTTGTTAATGGATATTACCCACTGGATTACAACATGGTAGTTGACCACATCAACGGGGATGGGTTTGACAATCGACTTGTAAACTTGAGATGCGTGACCCAAAAAGATAATATGAGGAATCTCAAGAAATACAGGACAAACACTACAGGAGTAACAGGGGTAAGCTTCAACAAGGGGAAGTGTAAATGGGAGGTCTATATAAGTAGGAAGTATATAGCTTCCTTCGTAGATTTTAATGAAGCGGTAGAATGCAGAAAGAAACTTGAAATTGAAAAAGATTATCACGAAAACCATGGGCGTTAAAGGAGATTACTAATGAACACTGAATTCAAGATCATCAAAACTGATAAGAAGGGTAACATTGAGAAGGCAGCTATTATGGGTGCCAAGGCATACTATACAAAGTTCCAGCAACCTTCTGTAATTTATGACCAAAAAGATCTTCCACGGAATAAACAGACTCATTTTGAGTATACTGTAGAGCTTCTTGTATCGGAAGACACAGCAGACTCTTACGATGAGCATTTTCCGAAACAGGCTTCTAAGAAAATGACTAAGCAACAGGTCATGAAGAAGTTCAAAGCGGAGTCTGATGAAGACCTTGAAGAAATCGGTATTGATCCGAAACAGAAGAAGTTTTACTTTATTAAGAAAGTTCAAGCAGCACAGAAGAAGGACGGTACAGCACTTCCGAAGCAACTTCGTCCGCGTGTTGTAGAGGTTATTGATAATAAGCCTGTTGATGTGACTTTTGATAAGCTGGTTGGTAATGGCTCTGGTGTGGATTGTCTTCTTCGGGTTTCACAGAACACCACTTACGGAAGCTTTTCTTATCCAGCAGTTCTTAAAGTGACTGACATGATTGAATATAAAGCTTCTGGTAATGGTGGTGTTGATGAGGAGACTCAAGACTTTCTTGGAGGTGATCTAGAGTTTGCTGATGAACCTGAAGATAATAAACAGCAGGTTCACGAAGAAGAATTTGAAGAAGAAATTCCTTTTGATACAGATGACAGTGATGACGACGAGTATTAATCACACAAACCTATAAATAAATCTTTGGGCAGCATGGTAACTGCCCATTTTTATTTCAGGAGAATTTAGATGGATCGTGAAGAAATCATTTATCAACTAGGTCAAAGTGTGTATGAAACTGTGAATTATCTTGAGGAAGAATACGGAGTAATCGTTACAGACTTCCACTGCTCTTGGGATGAAACACATTGCAGTGTTTTTAGCCTAAATTATAAAGAGGAATAAACCATGTCTTGGCTATACTCAATCTATATCTTCGGAGTAATTGTAGCGAGTATTGTTGAAGCAAGGAAATTCGCTAAAGCTGTTAAAGAACTTAAATCTGGATATTCTTTCATGTTCTTTTTGTTGGATGATCTGAAAGGATGTTCTAAAGGATTTCTCTGGCCAATCTTGCTTCCTATTAGTTTACTTCAGATGTTCTTTTTGAAGGGAACTATAGAAGATTTTAACAAGGAAGCTGACAAGCGATTGAAAGAGTATTTGGGAGTTGATGATGAATAACAGTCCTATTGAAGATGCATTAGAACATTTTGAAAATGCTTATCAAGGACCATTGATGGATGGTGTAAATAGAGATATTACAAAATCTTGGGATGACGATTATTTTAAGAAAGAAGTTTATCAAGCGTATAAAGTTTTGAAAACTTATTTCCTACAATCACAAATTGATGATCTTTGAGGATTGATGATGGAGATTTCTAAAGAAGATTTACCTGAACATTGGGATATAGCATTTATTGATGCAGATGTTCTAAAATATTCTGCTGGCTTCGCTGCTGAAAAAACTTGGTACAATCTTTACGACTCTGATGATAATCTTGTAGATCGTTTTGACAGTGCCAAGTCTTGTGATGATCATCTGGCAGAACTTTCAGAATTCTTGATGATAGACACTGAGGGATATTATCGAGTAGCCGATAAAGTAATTGGTGAAGAAGAACATGCGCTAAATGCTTGTGATACTATTATCAGGCTTATTGAGTCTCGTATTAAAAGTGACAACTATAAATTCTATTTGTCAGGAAAAGGGAATTTTAGGGATAATATTGCAACACTGTATAAATATGGACACAATCGAGATAAAGTAGTAAAACCATATTGGATAGACAGTGTTGTCGAACATTTGAAGAAAGAATATCAGGCAGTAATGACAGATGGGATAGAAGGAGATGATCAAATAGGGGTAGGACTTACATCCAGAAATAAGAAAGGTGAAAAAGCGATTCATGTAGGAGTTGATAAGGATATTAAATTTGGAATTGCTGGGTATCATTT